GCACGGTCATGCGGCTGCAAACACCTGACCGCTGCGGCGTTGTGCTTTTTGTATTGCTGCAATAATGTCTTGCCCAATTTGATCTGGTGTACTAATTAGTCCTGCGTTAACGGTAATAGTCATACCGCCACCCATTTGACCCATCTTTGACAATGGGATTACGGCCTCTGGGCCTGCCTCGCCAATCATCGCTAATGTTGGCTGATTGACAATGCCGCCGCTAGCCATTTTTGGGATGTTTATTCCGCCGCCGCTAGTTGTGCCATCATCGCCACCAACCCTGCCAATCTTAATCTCACCAATAAAGCCAATATCAGGTAGCAACGGCAAAGCGTTGTAACCCTTAATGATTGCGTTAATAACTTTTATCCAACTATTGGCCCACACCTCGAACACGCCAATAATGCCGTTAACTACAGCTTTTACGCCTGTGCTAAACCACTCAAACTTTTTGTACGCAACGACTAAACCAACAACTAGCAAGGCAATGCCGGCTGCGATCAGGCTAAATGGGTTAAGCGCCATAGCAATGTTTGTGGCCACAATTGCGGCTGCTACTGCGCCGATAGCGCCAGCAATAATCAAAAACGCCTCTGGGTTATCTTGTGCCCAATCGGCAAACTTTTGTAGGTACGGCAACACTGCCTCGATTACTGGCAACAACGCTGCGCCGATTGACTCTTTGGTCTCGTCTAACGAGTTTTGCAAAATCTTAAATCTGCCTGCTGCGGTCTCTGCTGCAACTGTTGCTGCGCCACCAAACGTGCCACCTAGCACATTTATTACATCATCAAGTGACGCGCCATCTTTAATCATGGCTTTAATCTCTGGTGAGAGTGCCTGCAAACCTTTCATGTTGCCGCCGTAAGCCTTAGCCAAAGCATCAGAAACGGTTGCTAGGTCTTTGCCTGACCCTGCAGAAATGTCTTGTGCCAATGCCAGCGCGTCTGTGGCTGTAGCAATGTCCTTTGTGCCACGTACAAGGCTTGCAAACGCTGGGCGTAGTTCAGAGTCTGCGACACCTGACGCGCGACTCATTTGCGCAATCATGTCCTCTGTGGCTTTAATCTGTGCGTCTGTTGCCCCAGTGACGTTTTCTAGCGCTAGCGCAAGTTGTACCTGTTCCGCTTCGTCATCCATTGCGGCTTTGGTAGCGCCGACCAGAGCAACGCCGATTGCAGCAAGTGCAGCTGCTGCTGGCACTGCCGCTTTTTTAATAGCAAACTGTGCTTTTTCGCCTGTTGTTTCTAGTTGCTTAAATTGTTTGATTGCTTTAGAAACACCTTTGCCGTCAAACTCTGAAATGATTGGAATAGACAGCATTAGAGCGACCGCCTAACTACGCTTGCTGTCTCTAAAATCATCTTTTCCATTTCTTTTTCTACGCTTTTACGCGCTTTATAAACGGCAGGCCCGATAAGTCGAGTGCGGCCAGCGCCAACAAAACCCAACTGATCGCCAAGTTTGTTTGCGTTAGCACGGCCAGCGGTTTCAAAGATTGCTGTTGCTGGGTCTTTTTGCTCAATAAGAATTACGCCTACCGCGTTGCGCCGGGTGTCAATACGTAGGCGCACACCGCTTTTGGCTTTGGCAACGGTAAACGGAAATACTTGACGGCCTTTGCTAGACCATTTGTATTGCATACCAGACAACGGCACTTGGTTGTACACGTCTTTTGCTGCGTTAATTGCTGGTTTAGCAATCTCGTTGGCTTGCGTTCTAAAGTCTTTTTGCAGTTGTGGGTCAATGTTTTTGAGCGCGTTAATAGTTTCTTTTACGCCTACCACTTGGATTGTTGTAGTTGCCGACATTGTTACCGCTTTCCCTGCTCGTTAATAACTGTAATCACTGTGAGCAAGTCGCGCGTGCCAAACGGTATTTGTTGTTCAGGCCAGAAACCTGTTGCGGCACAAACTTCGGCTAGTTGCCGTCGATAAGTGCCGCGTCCGTAGGGTTTGGGTTAGTCACATCTGCCTCTGGTAAAACATCCATTTCAGGGTTTTCTTTTAGCCAGTCCATAAAGTCATCGGGCAGTTTTTCGCCTTTGACCTTTAGCAATGTGTAAGCCCAAAACGACCAATCTCGAAACCCAGAGTTCTGTGCGTCAAGTGGTTTCTTGTTAAATTTCTCTTCCCATAACGCAATGCTGAACAACGTGGTGTACAGGTACTCTGGCTCTGCATTGGTCGTACGGGTCAACTTAAGTTTGATACGCATATTGCCTGCCTTGTGTCGGGCCGTTGCCGGCTGTGATTAGTTACGCTACTGCAACGCTGTAAACGCCACCAGTAAACGTAATGTCAATTGTGTCAAGCGCGCCTAGTGCGGCGTTGACAATTGGCAAGGTTTCTAGGTAGCAACCCGTGAGTGTTGACTCTGGGTTAGTTGCGCTAGTAGCTGCGCTTGTTGGCTTGATCTTGACTGTTGTGGATGTGCCCACTAATGCAGCCAATGTTGCGTAAGTCTCTGTGGCAGCAAAACTGTTGTACATTGTCAAAGTCAATGTGCTGTTTTCTAGGCCAGCCGTGTAAACGCGTGCGGTCTTGCCAAACGATGTGCTTTCCAACGCCTCGATGACGCGGGTCAAATTGGCTGCGCTGGTCTGGTCGGTAAGGTCAACGGCATTAACCGTGACTAACGGGTTAGATAGGTAAGTGCTGGTAGCCATGTGGGTTAAATCTCCTCGTTGGTGTCTGTACTAGTTTTAGCAGGTTTTTTAGGTTTAGGTGTGGATTGCTCAACAATGAAACCGCCAGACAACAACGCTGCCACGTTGATGCCCTCGTCAGGTATAAACGGATCACCGACAATGCCAAGTTTGCTGGATGCGATGGTATAGATCATGCGGTTTGTGCCTGCACTTTCACTGTTAGGTCATAGCACGGGTAAGACGCGCCACCAATGTCAATTGAGCCGGGTCTGCCGTCTAGCACGATTACGGCGGATGCCAGCACTAATGCGACAATGCTTAAAATCTCGCGTAACACTGGCAGACCTGCAGGCCCAGAGCCAACAACTTTAAGCGGAAAATCCATAGTCACAATGTTGCCGTTACCGCCGTAGGTCGTAAAACTTGGCGCTAATAGAAACACGCAGTTGGGCACAAGTTTGGTGGGGTCTGTTACTACCCTTAGCGCAGTTACGGCCGTTAGCGTGGCTGCTACATCGTCTATGGCCTCGTTTAGTAGGTCTGTGTACGGTGCAGGCATTAGGCAACCGCTGGTCGGGGGATGCCCAACAATTGCTTAACTATTGGCGTTAAAGATTGCTGGGTTGGTGTGCCCATTGTGTCAAACGCTGCAAACGCTGTCTCGATGCTGCCACGTGAACGCCAAAGAGCTGCTGCATACATAAGCGTGCCCAGCGTGACATCGTGCCCCGGTGACGTGGTAAGGCTGTCAAAATAGCCTGCCTCTTGCCGGCGGCGATAACAGAAATCGTTGCCAGCGCTTCGTGCTTGTGTAGCAAGCGTGTAATCGTCTGACGGATTAGTAATCGTTACGCCCAAATATGTGATCAGTTCGGCAACGGTAATCCACGTGCAGTTTTGGTTGTGTACAACACTGCCTGTGTAATCAACAACATAATTTACGCTTGTACCTGTGCAGGCGTAAATAATCTGGTTAGGTCTAGCCACGTTTGGATTAAATTGAAATTCGCCAGTTGTTGAGTCAACACCTGTAAACTCGTACTGCGGTAAGTCAAGCACTTTAAATGTGCCTGCAAACGGCGCAGCCAATCCACTAACTGTGATGCTTTCGCCTACAACAATTTCTGCTTCTTCAAGCGTGCTTATGCACGCGTAGTTAGACAGTAGTTGTTTACTGGCTGTTGTGTAAGTTGCCATAGCGGTCTAAGTCCGCTACAGACTAAGCGATTACGATGCCCTGAATAAACGAGGACTTGGCAACGAATGTTGAAAAGTAACCGTAGTAAGAGAACGTGCGGCTTAATGTGCTTGGGTTAGCGATTGACAAGACACCCTGTTGTGCTTCGTAAATCTCAAAGCCCGGTGCGTAAACAACAAGCATTGTGCCAGAGGCGAAGTTGTTATCAACAACCAGCTGCAAGCCCATTACGTTCATGTTGTTGTAGCCCATGCCGCCAACTTTGCCGATCGAGTTTTGGCCCATAATGCCATCGGTGACATAACCCAAAACTGGTCGTTTGTTGCTGTCCAACTGTGCACCCAACTTTTCCCACACGTCTGGGCTTACGCACAAGTGTGTTGGAAAGTAGTTGCTGTCCTCTGCAATTTCGCGTGCTGCGTCATACAAAGAACTAATCAACGATGTTGGGTCACCAGCGGTGACAGTCCAAGTTGAGCCTGATGCTGTCTTACCTGAGACAAGTGCATCTGCTGCAATGTCATCAGTCTTAATCAGGTACTCACCTGCAAGGTCATTAAGAATAATGTTCATTGACGCTGGGTCAGTGAAATCCATG